GTGCGGCTGGTGGCGGGCGCATCCGGGCGCGCCGCGGAGGTACCGGAGTGGGACGGCGCGGCGCTCTCGCGCGTGGTCGACCTGATGGACCGCGGCGTGCTGCGCCCGCGCGACGAGTAAGGCCACCGCCGCCGGGCGGGACCCCGGCGGCGGCGCGATGAAAAGGCAAGTGCAGAATGGAGGACATCATGGCACAGGCTGCGACGAGCGACAAGACATCCGACAACCGCCACCGCTGGGAGGCCCCCGAGGCCGAGCCGCCGCTGGCCGCGGAGGCGCTGCGCGAATGGCGCGAGGCGGTCGAGCGGACGCGGGCCATCGCGCGGGAGGGCGACCTCTCGCTCTCGGACGTCGCGCGCAAGTCGGGCGTGCCGGTGCCAACGCTCTCGGCCTGGTATTCGGCCAGCTACAACGGCAGCTACCCCAACATCACGCGGCGCGTGCAGCGCTGGATCGCCAGCCACGACGAGGCGCGCGAGGCGCTGATGGGCCTGCCCGCGGAGCCGGGTTTCGTGGAGACGCCGACGGCGCGGCGGCTGATCGAGGCGCTGATCTACGCGCAGACCTTCCCCGAGTTCTCGGTCGTCACGATGGGCGCGGGGATGGGCAAGACCTGCGCCGCGCGGCACTACGCGGCGACGCGGCCGCATGCCTACCTGGTGACGATGCGCCCCTCCACCGCCGGGCGGCACGCGATGCTGCAGGAGCTGGCGATGGCACTCTCGGTCTCGGAGGCCAATCCGGCGCGGCTCGACCGCTCGATCGGCGCGAAGCTCCAGCGCAACGGGCGCCACACGCTCCTGATCATCGACGAGGCGCAGAACCTGGTGGACGATGCGGTCAACCAGCTCCGCTACTTCAACGACGAGTTCGGCTGCGGGATCGCGCTTCTGGGCAACGAGGCGGTCTACCGGCGCTGGGGGAGCCTGGGTGGCACGTCGGACAAGGACGGGTTGGCGCAGGTGCAGAGCCGGATCGGTCTGCGCATCCTGCAGCGCCAGGTGGTGCCGGGCGACGTGGAGGCGATCCTCGACGCCTGGGGCATCGAGGACGCGGAGACGCGCAAGCTGGCGCATGCCATCGCCCGGCGGCCCGGCGCGCTGCGCGGCCTGGGCAAGGCGCTGAAGCTCGCCTCGATGCTGGCGCTCGGCGGCGGCGAGGCGCTGGGCGCGGGGCACCTGCGTCAGGCCTGGGCCAACCGCGGCGGCGAGGAGCTGCGGTGATGGCATGCGCAGCGCAAAACGGCGCCCGTCTCGCCATGCCCCCCCGCGTCGCGGAGGTGCTCGCGCTGGTACGCAGCGGCCTCGGCAATGCCGAGATCGCCCGGCGCACCGGCCTCAGCCCGGACAGCGTGCGGGCCTACACCTACCGCGCCCGCCTTGCCGGAGCCGACGTGCCGCGGCGCAAGGGCGGGCCTCCTGCGTGGCGCCGCACCGAGGCGGTCCGCCTGGCGCGCACCGGGCTTGGCGTCGGCGATATCGCGCTGCGCATGGGCGTCGACGCGGTAACGGTCAGGAAACACCTCGCCCGCGCCGAGCGGCGCGGGGAATTCGAGGGGCTCGCAGACGCGCCGCGGTGCCTGACGGTCGCGCTGCCCGAGGATATCGCGGCGGCGCTGGTCCCGCATGCCTGGCTGCGCGCGACCTCGGTCGAGACGCTGGCGCGGCGCATCCTGAGGGCCGTGGCCGGGCTGGGCGACGACCGGCACGACCTGGTGGACGCGGTGCTCGACGACATGGGAGGCGGCGATGAGTGAGGCGGGATTTGCCCCGGCACGGCCGGGACACGACGCGGCGGAGACGCTGCGGGACGCGATCATGGAGCGCGCGGCGCGCGCCGTGGGGCGGATCGACGCGCAGGGCATCCGGGCGATCACCGGGCTCAGCGTGATCGAGATCGATGCGATGGCGACGGCGCTCCTGATGCTGGGCCTCGTTCCGGTGCCGCCAGGCGGGCGCTGGCCGCCGGACAGAACAACGCAGCAGAAAGGTGGAGAGTGACATGACGACCATTCCGATCCCCGTGCCCGACGGCCGGGTGGAGCTGCATGGCAAGGCATACATGCCCGACGCGCGCGGCAATCTGGTGCCCGTCGAGCTGATCAGGCCCGCCGTGCTGCTGGAGGACGAGGTGGTGCGCAAGGTGGTCGGCTACGCCGAAGTGCTGAGCGCGCAGGTCGCCCGCTTCAAGGGCCACACCTTCGAGGATCTGGGCGCGCTCGACGCGCTGCTGGCGCAGGAATACGATCTCACCAAGGGCGGTGCGAAGGGCAACAAGACCTACCAGACCCATGACGGGCTGATGAAGGTGCAGGTGCAGGTCGCCGATTACATCGACTTCGGTCCGCAGCTGCAGATCGCCAAGGCGCTGGTCGACGAGTGCCTCAACGAGTGGTCGGAGGACGCGCGCCCCGAGATCCGCGCCATCGTCACGCGCGCCTTCAACACCGACAAGGAAGGCCAGATCAACCGCTCGGAGATCTTCATGCTGCTGCGCCTCGCGATCGAGGATCCGCGCTGGCTCAAGGCGATGGAGGCGATCCGCGACGCGATGCGGATCGTGGGCACGAAGATCTATGTGCGGGTCTACCGCCGCGAGACCCCGGACGGGGCCTGGCGCGCGGTGACCATCGACCTGGCCAAGGCGTGAGGGAGGGAACGATGGGTATCAGGCTGAGCTTCCGCCCCTGCGATGATGATCGCGTCCTGGCCGACTGGGCGGGGCTGAGCGGTCTCGACCGGCTGGGCGCCATGGTGCTGTGCGACGCCTATGCCGAGCGGCGGCGCCAGATCGAGGCCGAGTACTGCACGCCGCAGCTCGACGACGAGTGGGAGGAGCGCGAGCTGGCCGACATGGCGGCCTGCTACATCCTGCACGCGGGCGACGATCACGCGCCGCCGCTGCCGCACCTGTGGCCCGAGACGGTGGACGCCGCCTGGTGGAAGCCATCGACCGAGCGGCGCGACCTGGTCAAGGCGGCTGCGCTGATCCTGGCCGAGATCGAGCGGCTGGACCGCGCGGCATGGCGCGCGAAGCGGAATACGCAGGTGGCGCCATGAGCCGCAGCCTCACCTATTCCGACGGCGTGGCCGTCGAGCCCTTCGACCATGTCGAGCTGCTTCTCGACGGGGGCGTCTTCGAGGGCCAGGTCACCGCCGTCTACCCGCGGCGCGGCGAGGTGCGGGTGGCTTATGGCGACCGTCGCGATCCGCGGCGCGACGGCGAGCCGAGGCGGCGGGCGGCGGTGGCGCTGGTGCAGCAGGTGGAGCTGATCAGGAGGGACGGATGACGGGCATGGAGAAGGCGGTCATGCGCCGCTTGAGCGAGGAAGAGCTGGCGGTGCGCGACACGATCATCGCGATCCTCGACGAGATCGGCGGCGAGGTCAGCGTGCACGACTTCCTCGTGGGCATGATCGCGGCGATGATCGAGATCTGCGAGGAGGGCAGCGCGCCCGGCGAGGCGGCGTCGAACCGGCTGAAGCTGGCCGACATGCTGGCGATGAACGACCCGGGCGCCATGGGCGGCCTCGTGTCCGGAAGAGTGCAGTGAGCAGCGTCAAGGCAATCTACGCGGGCTGCCGCGCGCTGGGGCTCGACGAGGAGACGCGCCGCGATCTCTACGAGCGCGTCACCGCCAGGCGGCGGCTGCGCGAGATGAGCCCGCGCGACAAGCAGGCGGTGGTGGACGAGCTGCGCCGCCTGGGCTTCCGGCCCGGGCCGGGCGGCAGCGGCGCACGCCGCCTCGACGGGCCCTACGCTCCCAAGCTGCGCGCGCTCTGGATCGCGGCCTGGAACCTCGGGCTGACGCGCTCGCGCACCGACGCGGCGCTTCTGGCCTTCGTGAAGCGGCAGACCGGGCTCGATCACACGCGCTTCCTGCGCGAGCAGGCGGACGCGATGCGCGTCATCGAGGGGCTGAAGGCCTGGCTGGCGCGCGACGGCGGCGTGGACTGGTCGCCGCTCAACGGCTGCGCGGCCTGGATGCGGACGCCGGAGGGGCGTGTGGCCTTCGCGCAGTTCCGCCGCGGGCCCTGGCAGGGATGCTTCCTCGAGGCGCTGCGCGAGGTGCTGGGCGACGCCGCGGCCGACCCGGCCCGGCTTGACAAACCGGAATGGCACGATGCGATGAACGCCATGGGCGCGGCGATCCGCGCGGCGCGCGGCTGATGCGCTGGCCCGATCCCCCGGCGCAGGTCGCGCCCTATGTCTCGGTGCTGGGGCCCGAGCTGGCGCTGGACTTCCTGCTGGCCTTCGGCGGAGCCGAGCTCTACCTCGCCCGCTCGCCGCAGCGGCGCTCGCGCGTGGTGCGCCTGGTGGGTGCCGAGCGCGCCCGCGCGCTGGCGGCGGCGGCGGAGCGGCTGCCCTCCCGCGTGCCGCTGGCCAAGCCCTGGTGCGCCGCGATGCTGCGCGCTCAGGGCTTGCCTGTGGCAGAGATCGCGCGCAGACTGCACGCATCCGACGTTGCCGTGCGCGGCTGGCTGCGCCGCGCCGCGCCCCCGGATACCCGGCAGCCCTCCCTCTTCTGACCGCCCGCCCGGCCCCGCAGGCCGTTGCGGGTGTTTCGCGCGGGGCGCGGCTGCGACTGTGGCGGGGCATGACAGGAGCCGCCGCCCCGTGACAAAAGCCGCAGAAATCGAGCGCATGGCGCGCGAGATCGTCACCCGCGAGGGCGGCTTCGTGAACGACCCGGACGACCCGGGCGGCGCCACGAAGCACGGCGTCACGATCGGGACGCTGCGCGCGCTGGGGCTCGATCTCACCGGCGACGGCGCGGTGGATGTGGCCGACGTGCGGGCGGTGACGGTGGAGACGGCCACCGATATCTTCATCGAGGAGTATTTCCGCAAGCCCGGGATCGACCGGCTGCCAGAGGCGCTCTGGCCTACGGTCTTCGACATGCAGGTCAATGCCGGGGCCAGCGCGGTGCGCATCCTGCAGCGGTTGCTGGTCGAGACGGGCCACGAGCTGGTGGTGGACGGCGTGATCGGGCCCCGGACGGCGGCGGCGGCCGAGGCCGCGCAGGCCGCGGCCGGGCCGCTGCTCGCGGATGCCTACGGCATCGCCCGGCGCAACTACTATCTCGCGCTCGCCGACCGCCGCCCGGCCCTGCGCAAGTTCGCGCGGACGCGGGCGGGCGGCAAGGGCGGCTGGATCCGGCGGGCCGAGGAGTTCATCAGCGCGCGCTTCCACCTGAGCGCGGCGGAGTGGCAGGAGAGGGTGTCGGCATGGGGCTGAGAGGTGGCGGAGACAGGGTGGTGATCGGCGTGGCCGTCGGGCTGCTGGTGTTGCTGGCCGCGCTCGCCGCGCTCGCCGGTCTTGGCGCGCTGGTGCTCTGGGCACTGGCAAGCCCGGCCGAGGCGCAGGCGGCGTGCGGCGGGCGCAGCGAGATGGTGCGCCGCCTCGCGCAGGGCTTCGGCGAGGTGCAGGTGGGCAGCGGCCTCTCCGGCGAGCGCATCGTCGAGGTCTGGGCCGCGCCCGATGGCGGCACCTGGACGATCCTTGTCACCACCCCGGGAGGCATATCCTGCCTCGCCGCGGCGGGCGAGGGCTGGGTCGCGGCGCCGGACGTGCCGGTCGGGGAACCAATGTGATGGCCATTCTCGGCTCCCTGCTGGGCGGGCTCTTCGGCGCGGGCCGCAACGTGGTGACCGAGACCGTGGAGGTCTTCCGGCCCAACGCCGAAGCCGCGGACAGGCGCGCGGCCGATGCGCAGGCCGCGGCGCTGGCGCAGATGGCGGCCGAGTTCGGCGGGCAGGGATGGTTCAACCGTCTCGTCGACGGCCTCAACCGCCTGCCGCGACCGATGCTGGCCTTCGGCTGCATCGGGCTCTTCGGCGCGGCGATGGCCGATCCGGTCTGGTTCGCCGCCCGCATGCAGGGGCTCGCACTGGTGCCGGAGCCGCTCTGGGCGCTGATGGGTGCGATCGTGGCCTTCTACTTCGGCGCGCGCGAGATGGCGAAGATGCGCGCCGGGGGCATCGCGAAGGAGGCGGCGCGCATCGTGGCGCAGGCGCCGCAGGTCGTCTCGAACATCCGCGCGCTGGAGGCGCTGCGCCACGACAGCCCGGGCGCGGCCGACACCGGGCGCGATGCGGCGGCGTCGGTGGAGGCGGTGAGGCCGGGCCGCAACCCCGCGCTGGAGGAGCTGCTCCGGTGAATTTCGATGTCTTCGACCTCATCATCAAGGCGGCCTCCTTCGGGCTCTCGGTCTGCGCCATCCTTGTCGCGGTGCTGCGAACGCGGCGGCAGGCCATCGACGGGCGCTTCGACGGCATCGAGCTTGAGGTGAAGGCGGCTGTTGCCGCGGGATCGGCGCGCATCGACCGCCACGAGCTGCGGCTGCAATCCATCGAGCAGACGGTGCGCGGCCTGCCCGGCCGCGATGACCTGCACGGGCTGCAGCTGGAGATGGCGCGCATCGGCGGATCGCTGCAGACGATGCAGGCCGTGATGGAAGGCAATTCCCAGATCATGCGGCGGCTGGAAGCCATCGTCACGCGCCACGAGGAACACCTGCTCGACGGAGGCAAGAGATGAGCTACGAGGACACGATCCGCCAGCATGCCCGGCTGATCGCGCTCCAGGCGCTGGCGGGCGAGGTGGGCGGCACGCTCAATTCCGAGCTTGTCCGCGAGCACCTGCGGCTCTTCGGGATCCGCAAGGACCGCGCCTGGCTGCACGACGAGCTGCGCTGGCTGGCCGAGCGCGGCGCGCTGGTGCTCTCGCCCGCGGGCGAGCTGCTGGTCGCCACCCTCGCCGAGAAGGGCCAGCGCCACCTCGACCGCGAGATCGCCATCGAGGGCGTGCGCCGCCCCGACCTTCCGGTGGCGTGATGGCCGCGGGCTGGGCCGGGCGCGGAAGGCTTTCGGCGATCGAGCGTCTGCCGCCCGAATGCGACGCCGCCATCGCCTGGGCCGCGTCCGCGCTGGCCGGGCGCGAGCACACGCAGACCGAGATCTACGCGGGCTTCGTCGATCGCTGCGAGGCGCTGATGGCCGAGCATCGCGGCGAGCTGGAATTCGACATCCCCAGCTTCAGCTCGTTCAACCGCTACTCGATCAAGCTCGCCCGGCTCTCTCGGCGGCTGGAGCAGACGCGCGAGATGGTCGCCGTGCTGGCGCAGAAGTTCGACGCGGGCGCCTCGGACGACCTGACGATCATGGCCGCCGAGACGATGAAGGCGCTTGTGCTGCACATGCTTTCCGATGTGGGAGAGGCCGGGATCGAACCGAAGGACGCGATGATGCTGGCCTCGGCCTTCCGCCAGGCAGTCCAGGCGCAGGCGGTCTCGACCGAGCGTCGGCGCAGGCTGGAGGCGGAGTTCGCGGGCAAGGTGGAGACGGCGGTCGAGACGGTGGCGCGCGCGCGCGGCATCACCGCGGATACCGCCGAGGCGATCAAGGCGCAGATCCTCGGCGTCGGCGCGAAGCGGGAGGCCTGAGCCATGGCCTGGCGCTGGCGCGACGATCTGGGGCTGACGGGGCGGTGGTTCCTCGACCCGGCGTCCGCGCGCGCCGACGCCGTGCGCCGCGAGCGGCGCGGGCTTCCGGTGGCCGAGGCCGACCAGGCGGAGCTCCTCTGGCGGTCGCTGGAGCGGACCGGATATCGCATCGAGGAGGGGCGGCCGTGAGCGGGCCCCTGATGCAGGCCGAGTGGGAGGCGCAGCGCCGCCGGGCGCTGGACGCGATGCCGCGCGTGCAGGCCGAGGTGGGGCTGCCGCGCGTGCTGCTGCCTTACCAGGCGCGCACCGTCGAGCGGCTGGAAGACAGCACCTGCCGCGTGCTGCTGGTCGAGAAATCCCGCCGCGTCGGCCTGACCTGGGGGCTCGCCGCCTATGCGGTGCTGCGCGCCGGGCGCGAGCGGGCGGCGGGAGGGATGGACGCGATGTACATCTCGTACTCACAGGAGATGACGCGCGAGTTCATCGACGCCTGCGCGATGTGGGCGCGCGCCTTCGCCGTAGCGGCCGAGGCGGCCGAGGAGACGCTCTTCGACGACGGCACCGCCGAGGGTGCGCGGTCGATCCAGGCCTTCCGCATCCGGTTTGCCTCCGGTTTCGAGATCCTCGCGCTCAGCTCCGCGCCGCGCAGCCTGCGCGGCAAGCAGGGTGTGGTGATCGTCGACGAGGCGGCCTTCGTGGACAATCTGCGCGAGCTGATGAAGGCGGCGCTGGCGTTCCTGATGTGGGGCGGCCAGGTCGTCGTCTGCTCGACACACGACGGCACCGACAACCATTTCAACGAGCTGATCCAGGACGTGCTGGCGGGCCGGTCGCGCTACGCCCACATGCGGGTGGATTTCGACGATGCGCTGGGCGACGGCCTCTACCGGCGCATCTGCCTCGTCACCGGGCGCGCCTGGTCACTGGCGGCCGAGGCCGCCTGGCGGCAGGAGATCGTCGATTTCTACGGCGAGGGCGCGGAGGAGGAACTCTTCTGCGTGCCCGCCATGGGCTCTGGCGCCTGGCTCGCCGCGCCGCTGATCGAGGCGCGCATGAGCGCGCCCGCGCCCGTCCTGCGCATCGATCTGCCCGCGGACTTCCTGCACAGGCCTCGACCCGAGCAGCGCGCGCTGGCCGAGCCCTTCCTGGCCGATCTCGACGCCGCGCTCGATGCCCTGCCGGAAACCCGCGGCGGGCATGCCTTCGGCTTCGACTTCGCGCGCGTCGCCGACCTTTCCGTGGGCGTTCTGCTGGCCCTCGAAGACCGCTTGAGGCGCGTCGAAAGGCTCTCGATCGAGATGCGCGGCGTGCCCGGCGACGAGCAGAAGGAGGCGGTGGGGCGCATCCTGCGGGTGGCGATGCGCAAGGGCGGCCTTGTCGGCGCCGCCTTCGACGCCACCGGCATGGGCTGGACGGTGGCCGAGGACATGGGGCGGCTCTGGGGCCTGGCCGAGCGCGAGGGCGAGGGCGGCCTGGTGCGCGCGGTCAAGTTCTCGGAGGAATGGTACCGGCTGCACATGCCGCCGCTCCGGGCGGCCTTCGAGGACGACGCGATTGCCATCGCGGCGGATGCCGAGCACCTCTCCGACCTGCGCAGCGTGAAGGTGGTGCGCGGCATCGCCCGGGTGCCGCCGCTGCGCGAGGGCGTGAAGGGCAAGCGGCGGCACGGCGACTATGCCATCGCGCTGGCGCTCGCGCATTACGCCTCGCGCCAGCGCTGGCAGGAATTCGGCTACCGGGCCGCCGTGCCGCCCGATCGCGCCGGGGGGCGGATGCGCGACCTGCCCGAGGACGACGCGCCGCCCGGGCGGCAGTGGTGGGACGCGCCGCTGGGCGCGGGCCTGAGAGGAGGCATATGATGCTTGTCGATCAGTTCGGACGCCCGGTGGACCGCCGGACGCTGACCGAGGAAATCGCCGCGCCGCGGCTGGGCGGCGTGCGCTCGCCCATCTCGGGCAGGCCCGCCGACGGGCTGACGCCGGTGCGCCTGGCCAGCATCCTGCGCGCCGCCGACCAGGGCGACGCGGTCGCCTACCTCGAGCTGGCCGAGGCGATCGAGGAGAAGGACCCGCACTACCTGGCGGTGCTGAGCACCCGCAAGCGGGCGGTGAGCCAGATCGACATCAGCGTCGAGCCGGGCGGCGAGGACGCGCGCGCCGACGAGATGGCGGCGATGGTGCGCGACTGGCTCAAGCGCGACGAGCTGGCGCTGGAGATGTTCGACATCCTCGACTGCCTGGGCAAGGGCTACAGCTTTACCGAGATTGTCTGGGACGTCTCGGAGGGGCAGTGGCGGCCCGAGCGGCTGGAGTGGCGCGATCCGCGCTGGTTCCGTTTCGCGCGCGAGGATCTGTCGACGCCGATGATGCTGGACGAGCACGGCGCCGAGCAGCCGCTGCCCGGCTTCAGGTTCATCTTCGCGGCGCTCAAGGCCAAGTCGGGCCTCGCGCTGCGCGGCGGGCTGGCGCGCGTGGCCGCCTGGGGCTGGATGTTCAAGGCCTACACGCAGCGCGACTGGGCGGTGTTCACGCAGACCTACGGCCAGCCGCTGCGCCTGGGCAAATACGGGCCCGGCGCCAGCGAGGAGGACCGCGACACGCTCTTCCGGGCGGTGGGGAACATCGCGGGCGACTGCGCGGCCATCATCCCCGAGAGCATGTCGATCGACTTCGTCGAGACCGCGAACCCCGGCGCCTCCTCGGACCTCTACGAGCGCCGGGCCGACTGGCTCGACCGGCAGATATCGAAGGCCGTGCTGGGCCAGACGACCACGACCGACGCGGTCTCCGGCGGGCATGCGGTGAGCCAGGAACACCGGCTGGTGCAGGAGGATATCGAGCGCGCCGACGCCCGCGCGCTGGCGGCGGTGCTCAACCGCGACCTGATCCGGCCCTGGATCGACCTCGAATACGGGCCGCAGCAGCGGTACCCGCGGCTGGTGATCGCGCGGCCGGAGACCGAGGACCTGAGCGCGCTCGCCCAGTCTCTGGGCGCGCTGGTGCCGCTGGGGCTGCGCGTGGGCGCGGCCGAGGTGCGCGCCCGCTTCGGGCTGGCCGAGCCCGGCGCGGCCGACGAGGTGCTGGCGCCCGCGCCCGCCCCGCTCGCGGCGCCGCCCGGCCCCGCGCTGCCGGTGGCGCTTAACGCGGAGATCGACGAGGCGCGCCCGGCGCGCGCCCATGTCGCAGCACTCGCCGCGCAGCTGGAGACCGAGGCGCAGGGTGGCGTGCTGTCGATGCTGGAGAGCATCGAGGCGATGGTGAACCGCGCGGGCAGCCTGGGCGAGTTGCGCGAGATGTTGCTTGCCGCCTTTCCCGATCTGGACGCGGGCGCGCTGACCGGAACGCTGGCGCAGGCGCTGATCGCGGCCGAGGGCGCCGGGCGCGCGGCGACGGAGGACGCCGGTGGCTGACACCGTCGCGGGCATCCTCGGGCGGCCCTTCCCCGAGCAGGTGGCCGCCTTCCGGCTGCGGCTGGGAAACCTCGTGCCCACGCGGCGCTGGGACGACATCTCGGGCGCGGCGCACGACCGCGCCTTCATGGTGGCGGGCGCCACCAAGGCCGATCTGCTGGCCGACCTGGCGGGCGCCGTCGACAAGGCCATATCCGAGGGCCGCGGGCTGGAGGAATTCCGGCGCGACTTCCGCGAGATCGTCACCCGGCGCGGGTGGCACGGCTGGACAGGCGAGGGCACGCGGCGCGGCGAGGCCTGGCGCACGCGGGTCATCTACCGCACGAACATGGCCACGACCTATGCGGCGGGGCGCGCGGCGCAGCTCGTCGAGGGCGGGTTCGATTTCTGGGTCTACCGGCACGGCGGCTCGCGCGAGCCGCGCCCCGAGCATTTATCGTGGAACGGCATCACCCTGCCGCCCGACCATCCCTGGTGGCAGACACATTATCCGCCCAACGGCTGGGGCTGCTCGTGCTTCGTGCTCGGCGCGCGCTCTGAGGCGGGTGCGCGGCGGCTGGGCGGCGACCCGGGAAAGCCGCTGCCGCCGGGCTGGGACGACACGAACCCGCGCACCGGCGCGCCGCCCGGCATCGACCGCGGCTGGAACCACGCGCCGGGACGCGGTGCATCGGATGCGATCCTCTCGCTGCGTGACCGCCTGGACGAACTGCCGGAACGCCCGGCGATCGACCTGATCCAGAGCTGGATCGCATCCGATGCCTTCGGGCGATGGCTGGCGGACCCGCGCGGTAACTGGCCGCTCGTGCGCCTGCCTGAGGCCGACGCCCGCAGGATCGGCGCGAAGAAGACCGTGGCCGACATGTCCGCCGCGACAGCCGCAAAGCAGTTGCGCGAACACCCCGAGATCACCGCGGGCGAATATCTGCGCGCGCAGTCGGTCGTCGACGCGCCGACGCGCGTGATCCCGGAGGGGCCGCGCAATCTGATCTATGTGCAGGAGATCGCCGACGCAGTCGCGGGAGGGCATGTGCTGATTGTCAAGGCGACGCGGACCGGAAGCGGGGTTTTCGTGACAAGTTTCCGACGCCTCTCGCGCCGCGACGCCGCGCGCGATGCGGAACTGCGCCGCCTGCTGAACAAGGGGGGGTGAGGCCGCGCCTGAGCGGCCCCGCGATCCTGCCCGGCGGACTCCCCTCCCCGCCGCAAGGGCCGAAGCCCCGGCCAGTAAATGTCCTGGCCAACCTTCGGTGTCAGGCCACCTCAGCATCTGCCGGGAGATTTTGCGGCAGGACCGGGAGAGACATAACCATGCTTCGGATCGATTACAACGACGCCGAACTTCAGGCCAGCCTCGTCCGCCTTGGGGCGCTGCTTGGCAATCTCACGCCGGTGATGCAGGACCTGGGCGAGTTCCTGGTGGCCTCCACCAAGGATCGCTTCCCGGCGGGCACGGCGCCAGACGGCACGCCCTGGGCGCCGAAGAGCCCGACCACGCTGGAGGCCTACCGCCGCCGCGGCGACCCGGCGGACCCGCGGCCCCTCTTCGGCCCCACCGGCAGCCTCTCGCGCGGGATATTCGCGCAGGCGGACGCGGGCAGCGTCGAGTGGGGCTCGGCGATGATCTACGCGCGCGTGATGCAGGAGGGCGCGGCGAGGGGCGCCTTCGGGGCGACATCGCGCGGCGCGCCGATCCCCTGGGGCGACATCCCGGCGCGGCCGTTCCTCGGCCTCTCGGACGACGACGAGTCCGCGCTGATCGCTATCGTCGAGGAATGGCTCGACCGGGCCGCGGCGGCGCCCGGCGGCACGGGCGCCTGAGCGGGCCGCTGGCGGCCTCTGGCATCGCGGGCCTCGCGGATACCCGGAGGGCACTTACCCCCTTCTAATTCGCACGCTACCCCCTTTTAAAAGGCCATCGCGGGGCGGACCCTGCCCCGGGCGTGCCATCGGCGGGCTTGACTGCCCGGCAAAGGACGCAGATCATCGCCCGGCAGCCCCGAAATCCCGCGTCCCGCCGCCCGCCCCGCAGGCCGTTGCGGGTGTTTTGCCCATCCGCCGCCGGGCACTCTCCGGCGCATGGACACGCTTGCGAAAATCCTGGGCGATGCGATCGCCGCCAAGGCCGAGACCGACGAGGAGCGCGCCGCGCTGATCCGCCGGATGGCCGAGGCCGCGGGCATCGAGCCCAGCACGGTCAACCAGATCCTGCGCGGCGAGATCGAGACCCCGCCCGAGGACCGGCTCAGGGGCTTCGCCGAGGTTCTCGACCTGCCGCTCAAGGGGCTGATGGACGCGGCCCCGCAGCCCGGGCGCCGGGTGAGCGCGGAGCTTTCCGCGGCGCTGGGCGGCGCGATGCCGCTGCCGGGGCCGGGAGCCAGTGCCACGGCGCCCGAGTGGATCCACATCCTGCCCGCTGGACTGATCGCCACGCGCGACGGGCGCGGGCCCTACCGGCTGGAGGACGCGGCGGCGGTGATCGCCGCGAGCCTCAGTGACGAGCGCGGCGTCGCCATCGACGAGAACCACGCCACCGACCTGGCCGGGCGCGAGGGCCGCTCGGCCCCGGCGCTGGGCTGGATCGAGGAGATGCAGGCGCGGCCCGACGGCATCTGGGCGCGCGTCGCCTGGAACCGGCAGGGCGCGACCCTGGTGGCCGAGCGCGCCTACCGGCACGTCTCGCCCGTCTTCCTGCACGACCGCGACGGCCGCGTGCACCAGATCCTGCGCGCGAGCCTAGTGAACATCCCGAACCTGCGCGGGCTGACCGCGCTCAACATGGAGACCGACATGGATCTGCTGGCAAGGCTGATCGAACTGCTCGGCCTCGATGCCGCCGCCACAGAGGCGCAGGTGATCGAGGCCGTGGACAAGCTGCGCGCACCGGCCGCGGATGCGGCGGCACTGAATGCGAGCCTCTCGGAAATCGGCGCTGCGCTGGGCGTCGCAGGCGGCGACGCGGCGCGGGTGCTGGCGGCGGCGCGCACCGCCGGGCGCGCGCCGGATGCCGTCGTGGCGCTGCAGGCCGAGCTGACCTCGGTCGCCTCGGAGCTGGCCGCGATGCGCGAGGCGACGGCGCGCCGCGCCGCCGATGCGTTCGTCGACGCGAACCTGGATCGCGCGGGCGTCAAGCCGCTGCGCGACCACTACGTCGCGATGCACATGGAGAACCCGGCGCGCGTCGAGAAGGAGATCGGCGCGATGCCGCGGCTTTCCGGCGCCGCGATGCGCCAGGCGCCGAAGCCGGTCGCCGGGGGCATCGCTCTCTCGGCCGAGCAGCTCACCGTGGCCCGGATGCTGGGCCAGAAACCCGAGGACTATGCCGCCACGCTCGCATCCGAGCGCGCGGCTGACGAGGAGGCAGTCTGATGGCGGCTCTGACGGAGGGGCGCAACACGCCCGAGGCGCTGGGGCCGGACCGCGAGGGTCCGGTCGCCGCGGCCGAGACGATCTTCGAGGGCGCGATGGTGATGATCGACGCCTCGGGCAACCTGGTGCGCGGCAAGACCGCGACGGGGCTGACCGGCGCGGGCGTCGCGCAGGCGCGGGCCGACAACGCGGCCGGTGCCGCGGGGGCGATCGCCGCGCGCTACCGCCCCGGCATCTTCCGCCTGGCAAACTCCGCGGGCGCGGACGAGATCACCGCCGCCGACATCGGCAAGGCCGCCTGGGCCGTGGACGACCAGACGGTCGCCAGGACCTCGGCCGCCAACACCCGCTCGAAGGCGGGCGTTGTGGACCACGTGGATGCCTTCGGCGTCTGGGTCCACCTCGACGCCGCGCTCGCGCGCCTGGCTCAGTGAGGACTGACAGATGATCATCAATTCCGCAAATCTCGACGCGATCCGGGTCGGCTTCTCGACCGCTTTCCGGCGCGGGCTGGGCCAGGCGCAAAGCCAGTTCGGGCGCATCGCCACCACCGTGCCCTCCACGACGAAGGAGAACAAGTACGGCTGGCTGGGCAAGATGCCCAACATGAGCGAGTGGATCGGCCCGCGCGCCGTGCACGGACTGACCGAGCACGACTACGCGATCCGCAACAAGTCCTTCGAGCTGACGATCGGGGTCGATCGCGACGACATCGAGGACGACAACCTGGGCGTCTACGAGCCCCTGTTCGTCGAGATGGGCGAGAGCGTCGCGGCGCATCCCGACCAGCTGGTGTTCAATGCCCTGAAGAATGGCTTCACCCAACCGGCCTACGACGGCCAGAATTTCTTCGACGCCGACCATCCGGTGCTGGACGAAAACGGCGAGCCGACCACCGTTGCGAACACCGATGGCGGCGCGGGCACACCCTGGTTCCTGCTGTCGGTCAACCGCTCGATCCGGCCGATCATCTACCAGCTGCGCAAGGCGCCGGAATTCGTGGCGAAGGACCGCCCGACGGACAGCAATGTCTTCGACCAGAAGCAGTTCCTCTTCGGTTCGGACGGACGCTGGAACGTGGGCTACGGGTTCTGGCAGATGGCCTGGGGCAGCAAGCAGGCGCTGAGCCAGACCACCTACAAGCTGGCGCGCGAGAGCCTGATGGGCATGAAGGGCGACCACGGCCGCCCGCTCGGCATCGTGCCGAATTTGCTCGTCGTGCCGCCCAGCCTGGAGGGCCAGGCGCTGGAGTTGCTGAACACCGAGCGCAACGCGGCGGGCGCGACCAACGTCTACCGCAACACGGCCGAGCTGCTCGTCTCCCCCTGGCTCGCCTGAGGTGAGGCATGGATGACCTGACGCGGATCAAGGGGGTGGGGCCGTCGACGGCGCGGGCGCTGGCGGCGGCGGGCATCGACAGCTTCGCGGCCCTGGCCGCGGCCGACGCGGGCGACCTGATGGGGCACGAGGCCTTCCGCGGCCTGCGCGCGGGCCGCGGCGACGTGGCCGTCTGGATCGCGGGGGCGGCGGATTTCGTATTCGAGCCCCCCAAGAGGGGGGCAAGAGGCGGGGGCGCGGAAGCCCAAACGCCGAAGGCCGGGGGCCCGACGCCCCCGGCCGACCCTTCCGGGCTCGTCGTCTTCGTGCGCGGGCCGCGGCGCGGGCGCTGGCGTATCGGGCGCTTCTTCGGGCCCGAGGGCCGGGAGCTGTCTCTCGACGCCCTCAGCGAGGACGAGAAGGCGCAGCTGCTCGCGGACAGTGCGCTGACGATCGAGACCCGCCCCGCGACCTGACAGGTGGCGCGCCCCCCCCGCGCCCCTTTCGGCCCCGCGAGGGCCCTCGCCCCGGGCGGCCACGCCCGGGGCACCCACTCGCCCCGGCGCGGGTCGCCGGGCTGAAAGGAGACCGACATGGCGACATTCTCGACAGCTATGAGGAATGCAAGCGGCGGCGCCCAGGTGGTGCTGCTCGACGGCGGGACGCTGGAGATGCTGACCGCCGCGGACGCGGTCGTGAGCGCCCACGCGCTCGGCACCCCGGCCTTCCAGGAGCCGGTGGATGGCGTGGCGACTGCAAATGCGGTGGCCAGCGACGAGGCGGCTGGCGGCATCCAGTCCTTCGTGACGAAGAACGGCACGCAGAGTGGCCTGCTGATCGAAGGCAACACGATCATCGGCTGGACCGAAGACCCGTCCCATCCGCTGCGGTCCGCGAGCTTTCAGGGGATAGGTCTTTTCGACGGCCCCTATACCGACCTGGTGATCCGCAACAACATCGTCGCCATCACGCATGTCCACGGGATTGCGATAGCCGGGTCGATCAATTCCATCGTCAGCCACAACACCGTCGTCGATCTGCAGCCGGGCTTCAAATGGTCGCCGCGGATTTCCTCGGACACTGACAGGCGCGGCGGTCCTCCGGTCAATGCCGTGGTGGCGAACAACCTTGCCATGGCCCTGGCCTCCAATGCCGCTTCCGGATTGGTGACATTCACCGGCAACTCCCTGATCAGCAGCCCCGCTGCGGTTTTCGAGGATCCGGCGGCATTCGATTACCGCCCGCGCGCAGCCAGCGGCTTCATCGACACCGCCGACCCGGCCTATGCAGTGGCGCGGGATGTCTTCGGCAATGCCCGCAACCAGACGGCACCGACAGCCGGGGCGATAGAGGTCTGACAAGATGCCCACGATCGCCAACCGCTTCGTCGATACCGATGTAGTCGGCGGAGCGGCGAATGGCACGTCATGGGCCGACGCCTTCCCGTCGCTGGACGCATGGCTCGCCGCAGAGACGCAGCGTGATCTGGTCGCGCTCGACCGCAAGTTGACGGTCAACTACCGCTCGACGCCCGCGACTGCGCGGCAGGGCATCCTCAATTTCGGCGCGGGCTGGGTGACGGACGCGACCCGCTCCGTCGAGATATTCGTGCCGCCCGAGAACCGTCACGCGATGTCGCGCGGTACGGGCACCTATCTGCGGATGATCAACAACGGGTTCGGCTTTCCCTTCACGAACCAGCCTGCGGCGATCACCTTCAATGGCCTTGCGGTGTGGATCACCGGCACGGACAGGACGGCTTTCGAGCTCAATAACGCCACCCGCCGCGCGGTGAACTGCGCCGCGTTCCTCCAGACAGGCAACTCCGGTGCCCACGGATTCCTGATCAACAATGACGGCGCGGCTGTAAACTGCATCGGCGTCGTGGACGGCCCGGCGCGCGCCTTTGCCCGCGCTGCGGGCACAGCGACCGTCATAAACTGCGTTGGAAGGACAACGATAAATCCGGCATTCTCGGCTGCCGGGATGAACGCGATTTCCTGCTACGGCTTTTCCGATGGCGGCGTCGGCTTCGACGCCTTCGGGGTCAAGATCAACTGCTTTTCTCCCGACGGCACGAACGGCGCAGCGGCCATGTCGCTTGCGAATGCCGCGTTCGTCAGCACGGTGCTTGGCTCGGAAGATTTGCGCCTGACCCCCGGATCGCAGATGATCAACCTGGGCCAGGACAACAGCGCCAACCCGTTCTGGATCGGTCCCGCCGAAGACGCATTCGGCACGCCGCGACCGCAGGGCCCGGCTTGGGATGTCGGCGCGCACGAATGGTTCGAGCCGGGCATCACGCAGGCCACGATCCACGCGGCAAGCCACGTCACCGGCACGGTCGCCACCCCGAATAACGCGCTCGGCCCGCCCGACGGCGTGTGGACAACCGATGTCAACGTCAATGTTTCCTGGACTTCCCGCTGGCGGCTGACCGCCGTCCCGGACGCGGAGCCGGTCGGCACGCAGACGGTGATCCTGCGTGTGCGGAAGGGCAGCAACTCCGGCAACCCGAGCGTCACCGCCGTGACCCTGTGGGAGGGCGGAACGCAGGTTGCCACCATCTCCGGCGCGTCAGCCACGGTGACCTCAACCACGGGCACCGACCTGCAATACACCTTCGACGGCGCGATCCTGAATGGTCTCGTCGATGTGGACGTGCAGGTCGCGACGGCTGGCGTGGGCGGCAGCGGGTCCGCGCGGAACGCGGTTCAGATCGACGCGATCACGGCGAACGTGCAGTATGCGATGCCCGCGCCCGGTGTGGCCGCCGATGTCGCGATCACCTCGCCCGCCGCCACCGTCGCTGCCGGGGCATCCGCCGCCGCCGGTGCATCCGTTGGCATCACCGCACCGCGTGGCGGCTTCTCGGTGGCGGTCTCGATGACGGCGGCAGCGGCGGCCACGGTGCATGCGCCCGCGTCCGGGATCGCAGCCTCGGTCGGGGCGAGCGTGCAGGCAGCGGCGGCGCTGGATAGTGTGGCAGGGCAGGTTGCGGCGCAGTCCGGCGCGGCGGCAGGCGCACAGTCTGGCATCGAGGCTCCGGTTGCCGCGCTGGCCGCAGACACGGCGGCAGCTTCCGGAGTGGCAGGCGCGGTGCTGGCCCCGGCTGCCACCTTCGCCGCGCAGTCGGCGGCGCAGATGGCGGCATCGGCGGCGGATGTCCTGGCCCCGGTGCCGGTTATTCGCGCGGCCAGCGGGGCTCAGGCGGAAGTCGCGGTGCAGGCGACGGTTCTGGCCCCGGCGGGGCGCATCGACGGATCGGCAGGCGCGCATGCCGGGACTGCTGCGGGCATCGACGCGCCAGGGGTCAGCGTCTCCGCGCAGTCGGCGGCGCGGGCCTGGGCACAGGCGGAGGTGATCACACCCGGGGCCGATCTTGCCGCCATCGCGGCGGCGGCGGCGGCGGCGGCGGCGAACCTGTTGTCCCCGCCCGGATCAATCGCGGCCCTGGCGGGTCTGGCTGGCCTCGATGGCGCAGCCAGGATCAACGCCATCCTAACGCTCCGGTGGTGCGACGATCCCGTCGTGCCGCTGGCCTGGCATGTGCCGATGATCGGCCTGGCGTGGACCGAGCCCGTAATTAAGCTGGAATGGGAGGAGGTCGCATGAATATTTCCTTTCACGAGCTGAGCGACTGGCATCTTTCGGTGCCGGTGGTCGAGAAGTCCACCGGCCAGCCCATCGACCTCGCCGGGGCAAGCGCCGAGGGGCTGGCGCGCATCGGCGGTGGTGCGGCCGTGAGCCTTCCCGTCGGGATAGGTGCGACATCCGTCACTGTGAGCGTACCCGCGGATACCCTGCCCGCGGGCAGCGGGCGGCTGGAGGTGCGCGTCTCGATCCCCGGACGCGGCACGCAGTCGGTCGAGACGGGCATCGAGATACGCCGCTCGCTGCGGGCGGCCTGAGGGAGGAGGGGACATGGCCTATACCGATCTTTCTGCCCTGAGTGCCCGCTTCGGCGAGCGGATGCTGATCGCGTTGACCGACCGCGCGCAGACCCCGGCCGGCACGATCGATCTCGCCGCGGTGGACCGCGCCCTGGCCGAGACCGACGCGCTGATCGACGGCTACCTGGCGGTGCGCTACCGGCTGCCGCTGCAGGCCGTGCCCGCGCTGGTCGCGGCGCTGGCACAGGACATCGCGATCTGGAAGCTGCATCCGGGGGCGCCGGATGCGAAGGTCGAGACCGATTACAAGGCCGCGATACGCACGCTCGAAGCCCTTTCGAACGGCTCGGTGCGGCTGAGCGCCGCGGGGGCCGAACCCGCCACCACCGGCGGCGGGGGCGCGCGCAGCACCGACCGCGCGCGGCCGATGACGGCCGAAAACCTGAAGGGTTTCATCTGATGCTGGTTGCCGAGGTCATCGCGCGGCTGGCCGAAAGGGTGCCCGATCTGGCCGGGCGCATCGAGGGCGCGGCCGAGCTTTCGGCGCTCATGCGCGAGAACCGCCTGCCGCAGGTCACGCCCGCCGCGCATGTTCTGCCGCTCGGGCTGCGCGGGCTGCAGGCCGACGCCGCGGCCGGGCTCTTCCGACAGGCTTTCGACGAGACGGTGGCCGTGGTGCTGACCTGGCGCGGATACGAGCCGACCGGCGGGCGCGCCCTGGCCGGGCTCGAGGCGCTGATCGACACGGTGATCGCGGCGCTGGCGGGCTGGGCCCCGGCACAGGCGACCGGCGTTTTGCGCCTCTCGCGCGGGCAGCTCGTGGCGATCAGCGCGGGCACCATCGTCTACCAGATCGACCTGACCCTGACCGACCACCTGAGGATCACGCCATGACCGCAGACGACACCGCCAAGGCCCCGCTGCCGCGCAAGGGCGGCAGCTGGCGCATCGAGGACGGCAGGCTGGTGCCTGCCGAAGACACCACCACCGGCGCGGACGGGGCCCCGAGGCCCGCGCGCCGCCGCAAGGAGACCAAGGAATGACCATCCGCTTCAAAGAGAGGGTCCTGCTGGCCGGGGTCGAGGCGATATACGGCACCGACCCGGGGCTGACCGCGGCGGCGAACGCCATCCTGGCGCAGAACATCGCCATCACGCCGATGGACGGCACCGACCTGAGCCGCGAGCTGGAGCTGGCCACGCTGGGCGCGCAGGCCACGCTGCCGGTGGAGCTGAGCGCGCAGCTTACCTTCGAGGTGGAGCTGGCGCCATCGGGCACCGCGGGTGCGCCGCCAGCCTGGGGCCCGCTGCTGCGCGGCTGCGGCATCGCGCAGACCGTCGCCGCGGCGGTCTCTGTCACCTACAACCCGGTGACGCAGGGCCACGAGAGCCTGACGCTGAAGCTCTGGATCGGCTCCACGCTCTATGCCCTCTCCGGGGCGCGCGGCACCGTGACCATGGCGCTCGACGCGCAGACCAACCCGAAGCTGCGCTTCGAGTTCCGCGGCCTCTTCACCCTGCCCGTCGAGCAGGCCCCGCCGGTGCCGACACTCACGAACTTCCAGGCGCCCGATCCGGTGACGAGCGCGCGCACGCCGCTCTTCACCATCGGCGGGCAGGCGCTGGTGATGCGCGCCTTCTCGCTCGCGCTGGGCAACACCGTGGAGGGCCGCTTCCTGGTGGGTGCCGAGCAGGTGATCGTCACCGAGCGCGCCGAGCTGGTGGAGACCCGGGTGGAGGCGCTGCCGCTGACGACGTGGGACCCCTTCCAGATCGCGCGCGACCAGACCCGCGTGGCGGTGGCGCTGCGCCACGGCACGCAGGCGGGACGGATCGCGCAGATCGACGTCCCCTCGGCGCAGGTGCAGCGCCCGCAGGGCCTGGAAAACCAGCAGGGCATCAAGGAGTGGCCGTTGCGCCTGGTGCCGCTGCCCGTCGCAGGCGACGACCAGTGGACCCTGACCCTAACCTGACCCCGAACCCGAGGAGGCGAGATGTTCCGCATCGTGGACAACCCAGAATTCACCCACTCGGTCGAGGTGCAGGTGCCCGTCGACGGCGGCTGGAAGGCGGAGACGCTGAAGGCGCGCTTCCGCATCCTGCCGGAAGCCGAGACGGACACCGGCGACCTGGGCGCGGCCGAGGCCTCGAAGGAGTACCTGCGGCGCGTTCTGGTGCGGCTCGAGGATTTGGTGGACGAGGCCGGGAAGGCACTCGACTACAACGACGAGCTGCGCGAGCGCGTGCTGGCGCTGCCGCATGTGCGGCTGGCGCTGGTACGCGCCTATGTCCGCGCGCAGACCAGGGTCGTGGAGGGAAACTGAGATGGGCGGCGCGGGAGTGGGCCCGCGGTGCGGAGACGGCCGAGCCGCCCGGCCCGGATATCCTGGAGCAGGCGCGCGCCTTCGGCGTGCCGCCCGGGGATCTGGACGCGCTGGCCGCGCGGCGCGAGGAGCCGCACGAGGGCGTGTGGCGCCAGAACGTGCCCGCCGTGCTGGCCTTCCTGGCCGTCGCCTCGCAGTGGCGCGTCGTGGCGGGCGGCATGGGTGGGATCGCTGTGATCGGCCTCGACTACACGGGCGTGCGCTGCGGCCTCGCCGCCGCGGGGATCCGGGTGACGCCCGCGATCTGGGCGGGGCTGCAGGTGATGGAAGCCGAGGCGGTGCGCGCGATGAACGGCCGGGCCGGGTGAGAGGGGCACTGACATGAGCTTCACGGTGTCCATGCGGATTGCCGCGGATGCGCGCCAGGCAGTGCGCGAACTCGACGCCACGGCGGAGGGCACGCGGCGCGTCGAGGGGGCGGCAAGAGTGGCCGGGCGCGCTGGCGCGGCCATGGGCGCCGCCATGGTGGCCGCTGCGGGACTGGCGCTGCGCGCCTTCGCGGATGTGGAGAGGCAGATCCGAACGACCGAGCAGCTGATCCGCGCCACCGGCGGTGCCGCGGGACGCACCATAGAGCAGATCGAGCGGCAGGCGCGCAGCGTCGGCCTGGCGACGCTTGCTTCCACCGGCGAGGTTCGAGCGGCGGCGGCGCAACTGCTGACCTTCCGTTCCATCGCCGGACAGACGTTCGACGAGGTGCTGAGCCTGTCTCAGGATCTCGCAGCAACCGGCTTCGGCACGCTCAGCTCGTCCGCAGTGCAGCTCGCCAAGGCGCTGGAGGACCCGGAACAGGGCCTCGCAGCCCTGCGGCGGGTGGGCGTCAGTTTTTCCGCAGCACAGATCGAGATGATCCGCGTGATGCAGGACACCGGCCGCGCGGCCGAGGCGCAGGCACTTATCCTCGCGCAGGTGCGCCGCCAGGTCGGAGGAGCAGGCGAGGCTGCTGCGCGCGGCACGCTGGCGGGAGCAGGGGATACCCTGACCGAGGAGCTGCGGCTGCTGCGCGAGGAGATGGGGCGCGTCATCAGCGAGAGTGTGCGGCTGCCCGCCGTACTGGAGCAGATGGCCCGCGGCGTGGCGCGCATCCGCGAGGACCTCTTTCCGCCGGACCGCGTTGCGGCCTTCGAGATATCGTCCGAGATCGCCGATCTCGAGGCGGACCGCCGTCGCATGAGTGCGCTGGCCGCTTCCCTGCGCGGCGCTGGCGACCCGTTTCCCGCGCGCCAGGCAGAGGGGCTTGAAGCTCGGCTGCGAGAGATCGAGGCCCGCATCGCCGCGCGGCAGGCCGATCTGGCCGCGGTCGAGGGCAGGCTGGGTGCAGCCCGCGAGAACGAGGACGAGGCCGCACGCAATGCGGCGGAGGCTGCGGCCGAAGCGGCGCGCGAGCGCTTCGAGGCCGTGCGCGGCTCGATCGAGCAGGAGATCGCGGCCCTGCAGCGCGGCGAGGTCGCGCAGGCGCAATTCGAGGCGACGCGCAAGGCGGGAGTGGCCGAGGGGACCGCCGAGGCGGCCGTGCTCGAGACGCTCGTGCAAAGGCGCTTCGACGAAGCGGAGGCACAGGCCGCCGCCATGCGCGCCGCCGAGGATGCGGCCAACGAGGCGCGGCGGCAGGAACAGGCGGTCAGGGATCTGTCAGCTTCGCTGGATCTGGAGCTGCAGCTGATGTTCGTGGCGGACCCTGTGCAGCGAGAGATGATCCGCCTGCGTAACGAGCACGGCGCCGCCATCGATGGCGAGGCAATTGCCATCCGCAACAAGCTGGAGGCGATGGAGGCGGAGCGGCTGGCGCAGCGCCAGGGCAATGTCCTGGACAGCTTGCGCGAGCGCGAGGAGATCGCGCGCCTGCCCGACCGCGACGCATTCGTCCGCCGCCAGCTGCGCGCGGCCGACGTGCAGGACCCGCAGAGCGACATCGGCAGGCAGATCGCGGCCCAGGCGGCGCGGACCTTCGACAGCGAGCGCTCCCGCCAGGGGGGCGGCGGACGCTCGGCCGAGACGCGCGAGGCCGAGCGGCAGGCGGAGGCCATCGAGCGGGTCTTCGCACGGCTGAGAGACGAGCGCGACCTGCTGCTGGAGACAGACCCGATACAGCGCGAGATGATCCGACTGCGCGGGCAGCTGACCGGGGCGACGGCCGAGCAGACGCGCGAGATCGAGGCGGAGATCGCCGCGAACCTGCGCCTCGACGAGACCCTCGAGGCGCAGCGCGCGATCTTCGAGGGCGTGGGTCAGGCGGCCTTCGACTTCCTCGACGGCGTCGTCTTCCGCGGCGAGAAGGCCGAGGACGTGCTGAAGAACCTGCTCTCGACGCTGTTGCGCACCGTGGCGCAGGGGGCGCTGCTGGGCCAGGGGCCGCTCGCCAGCTTCTTCGGCGACGGCGGCGGGCTGATCGGAGACATCTTGGGCGGCGCCGTGAAGGCGGCGGGCGGCGGGCGGGTCAGCGGCCCGGGCGGGCCGCGCGACGACCGCATCCCGGCGCTGCTCTCGGACGGGGAGTTCGTGGTCAACGCCGCCTCGGCCGCGCGCAGCCTGCCGCTGCTGGAGGCGATCAACAGCGGGCGCGGGCTGACACGGCTGGCGGCTGGCGGGCGGGTGGGCGGCCCGGGCTTCGCGCCCCCCGGCGGACGCGGCGGCGCCGGGGGCGGCGGCGCGGGCGGAGGGCCCGAGCGCCTGATGGTCGATCTGCGGCTCTCGGGAGACCTGGACGCGCGGATCGAGGCCTCCTCCGAGCGGGTGGCGGCGCGGGTGACGCGCGAGGGCATCGACCGCTTTTCCGACAGCGTGCTGCCGATCCGGCAGCGCGAGATCGACCGCGTGGGCGGGGTGCTGGGATGAGTGCCGCCGTCTTCCCCCTCCCGCTTGCCGCCTTCCAGGACCGGCTGCTGCTGACCGACGCGGTCTTCGACCTTCCCGAACAGGTGGCGATCAGCGGCACCGGCGGCGGCGAGATACTGAGCGCGCGGGTGGGGCCGGACCTCTGGACCGGCGAGATGATCTTCGGGCGCATCCTGGCCGAGGAGCTGCGCGCGCAGAAGGCGCTGGTCAACCTCGTGCGCAACGGTGGCAGCTTCATGATCGCCGACCCGAAGCGACGCTTCCCGCTGGCCGATCCGGGCGGGCTGATCCTGGGCGGCGCCCTGCCGGTGATCGGCGCGCTCGACGCGGGCGACGCGCGGATGATCGGGCTGGCCGGGCTGCCCGCCGGATATGCCCTTTCGACGGGCGATCTGCTGGCCTTCGAATACCTTTCGAGCCCCGCCCGCTTCGCGCTGCACGAGGTCTCGAACGGCCCCGTCGTGGCCGACGGGGCGGGAGCGACGGCGCTCTTCGAGGTGCGGCCCCACCTGCGGCCCGGCGCGGTGCCGGGCGCCGCGGTCGCGCTGCGATCGCCCGCCTGCAAGGCCATCGTGGTGCCCGGCTCGGTGCAGCCCGGCCGGGCGCGCGCCACCGTCACAGACGGGCTGGCGCTGCGCTGGCTCCAGACCCTGAGGTGAGACGATGCGAGACCTGCCCCAGCCGGTGCTGACACACCTCGCCACGCGCCGCCAGCTCGCGACCGAGACGCTGATCTGGATCATCGCGCGCAACCGGCAGACGGGCGCGCCCGCGCCCGCCGGTTTCTGGTCGGGCGCCTACGAGAGCGAGTTCACCATCGCGGGCGAGCCGCGGCTCTACCACGGCGCCGGGGTGCTGACCGACGCGGTGGGCGTGGTCTCGCGCAAGGGGCTCGACGTACAGCGCCAGGAGGTCCGCGTCTCGGGTCTCGCACCCGAGGTGCTGGCGCTGATCCGGCTCTACGACCTGCGCGGTGCGCCCTTCCAGATCCACCAGGCGCATCTCGATCCCGAGACCATGTCACTGCTGGCGGAGCCGCACCTGGAGACAGAGGGCGCGGTCGAGACACTGGAGGAGCTGCGCCCTGCCCCGGGCGGCGAAGGCGGCGTGACCCTGCGGCTGGCGAGCGGGATGCGCGCGCTGACCTTCACCGTGCCGCTGAAGAAGTCCGACGAGGCCCAGAAGATGCGCGGTGGCGACCGCTTCCGGCGCTACGGCGACATCTCGGGCAGCGTGCAGACAATCTGGGGCGAGAAGAAGGCGGAGCCCAAGAAATGAGGTGTACCGACTGGCATGCCCGGCTGACCGCCTTCCTCGCCCGCGCCGCGCGCAGCGAGTTCCGGCCGGGCGATCTGGACTGCGCGCTCTTCGCCGCGGGCGCGGTGGAGGCCGTGACCGGGCTTGACCCGGCGGCGTCACTGCGCGGGCGGTATGCCACGCTCGATGACGGCTACGCGCGGTTGGCCGCGCTGGGCTTCGCCGATCACGTCGCGCTGGCGCAGAGCCTCTTCGCCGAGGTGCCGCCCGCGATGGCCTGGCCGGGCGACCTGGCAGAGGTGGAGACTGCCGAGGGCCCGGCACTGGGCGTGGTGCAGGGCCAATGCGTCTATGTGATGGGGCGCCGCGGCATGGGGCTGATGCCGCTCTCGGCGGCGCGCCGCACCTTCCGGGTGGACTGAGATGCCCGCCGCCGCCCCCGCCATCGCCGCCGCCGCCGCCGCCTTCAAGGCCTCGGCCGTCGGCACCTTCCTGGCCACGACCTTCGGCAAGCTGCTTGTCACGGTGGCCGTCTCAGCCTTGCAGTCGGTGCTGTTCGCCCCGCCCAAGGTGCCCAAGCCCGGGCTGCGCACCGAGCAGACGCTCACGGGTGGCGTCAACCCGCAGAGCTTCATCGTTGGCCTTTACGCTACATCGGGCACTGCCGCCGCCCCGGCGGTGACCCATTCCAAGGCCGGGAAGAAGAACAACACCTTCCTCAACTACATCCTCGACGTGGGTGATCTGCCGGGCCACCAGATTTCGCGGCTGATCATCAACGGCGAATATGCCGAGATCGGCATATTCGCCGATCCCGAGTTCGGCCTGCCGCTCCTTGGCAAGTTCGAGGATCTGGCCTGGATCAGGTGGCACGACGGCACACAGACCGAGGCCGACGCGCTGATGCTGGCCAAATACCCGGCCGAGCCGGTGACCGGGCCCTTCGGCATCGTGCAGGCGCAGGCGGCCGAATTTCCATGGTCCGCCGACATGGTGGGCACGGGGGTGCCCTATGCCGTGCTGACCTTCAAGTTCGAGCGCAAGGTCTTCAGCGGCTTCCCCGAGGTGCGCTTCGAGGTCGTCGGCATCCCCGTCTACGACCCGCGCAAGGACAGCAGCGTGGGCGGCAGCGGGACGCACCGCTGGGACGACCCCGCGACCCACGAACCCAGCCGCAACCCGATGGTGCTGGCCTACAACGTCGCGCGCGGCATCCGCCTGCCGGTGCCGGGCTTCGTCTGGGGCGGCCGCTACCGGGCGGAGCAACTGCCGTTGCCGCAGTGGTTTGCCGCCATGAACGCCTGCGATCTTCCGGTGGAGCGCGCCGACGCCACCTTCGAGCCACAGTTCGAGGCAGGTTTCGAGGTGCGGCTCGACGACGAGCCGCGCGACGTGCTGGGCGAGCTCGGCAAGGCCGCGGCTGCCGAATACGCCGAGAGCGGCGGGCGGCTGCTGGTGCGGGTCGGCCCGCCCGCGCTTCCGGTCTGGTTCTTCACCGACGACGACGTGATCGTGACCGAGGAGGACCGTCACACGCCCTTCCCGGACCCGGGCGACGTCTGGAACGGCCTTGCTGCAACCTATCGAGAGCCCGAGAGCGTGTGGGAGCCGCGCGCGGCGCCGGTGCTGCTGCGCCCCGACCTGGAGGCACTCGACGAGGGCCAGCGCCGCGTGGCGGAGCTCGACCTGCCCGCCGTCTTCTCGCCCACGCAGGTGCAGCGTCTGCAGCGGCTCTGGGTCAACGACAACCGGCGCTTCATCCGCCACGTCATCGCGGCCCCGCCCGAGGCGATGCTGCTCGACCCTCTCGACGCCGTCGCCTGGACGTCCCAGCGCTTCGGCTACCAGGCCAAGGTCTTCGAGGTGGCGGCGGTCGAGCGCAGCCTGCGCGAGGGCACCGTCACGCTGATGCTGCAGGAGAAGGACGCGGCAGACTTCGCCCACGACCCCGCCGACGAGCAGCCGACCGAACCGCCGGTGGCGGCGGGGGTGGGCCTGCCCCCGCGCACGCTGGACGACCTGGCTGTCTCCGCCATCGCCATAGAGGATGCCACCGGCGCGCCCCGCCGTCCGGGCATCGAGGTGACATGGGACGGCGACGAGCCCGACGCCGACGGCATCGGCTGGGAGCTGCGGCTGGCTGGCGCGGCCTTCCCGGCGCTGACCGGCAGCACGCAGGACGTGGCCTCGGGGCGGCTGGTGATCGCCGAGGGACTGCTGCCCGCCACGGCCTACGAGCTGCGCGGCACGTTGCTGGTACCTCACCGCGAAGCGGAGTGGACGGCCTGGGCACCGGTGACGACGCTGGACCTGCTAATCGTGTCGCAGGACGTGGCCAGCGGTGGCATCGAGACCGGGAACATGGCCGACGATGCGATCACGACGTTGCGGTCGGCGAGCTCATCGACCAAGCCGCTCACGCTGAATTTCACGCTCGACCAGACTTCACGCATTCTCATCATCGGGTCCATAGATGCCACCGCGCGGGACATCACGACGACGATATCAGCCAATGGAACGCCCATCATCACCGCCACGGATGACTTCACCGGATCAGCGGCTGGAGGAAGCGAGGGCAGCCAGACTGTCTTTTTCCCGACGCGCCAGTTCCGCACCTACTCGCGGTCGCTGCTCATGGCGGCAGGCCCGCGCAGCGTCAGCATCACCGCGACGCCGAACAACAACAACATACAACTGCTGGACCTCACCTTGATCGAGCTCAAAAGATGATGGTCATCGTCCATTCCATTGCCGAGGGCCGCCCCCTGCGACTGCTGCGCCTGCGCGATGCCGCCGAGGCGGCGCTCAACACCGGCCCCGGCGAGGCGTGGATCGAGGGCACGGCAGACCTCGCGCGCGACATGGTGCAGGGCGGGCTGGTGGTGCCGCGTCCGGACGTGCCGCCGCTGCCAGCGGGCGGGCCCGCGCCATTTGCCGTCCCGCTCGACGGTCTTCCCTCGGGCAGCGCGGTCAGGGTGCAGAATGAGGAGGGCGAGGCGCTGGAAATCACGGACATGACCGAGCCGCTGACGCTGATCGACGCGGGCGTCTACCTGGTCGAGGTCTCGCCGCCCTGGCCCTGGCTTCCCGTGGCGGCGGACGTGGAGGTGAGCGATGCCTGAGTTCGGGCGCAACCGGCCCCTGCTGCGCCGCCGCTTCCAGGACGCGGTGAATGCCGAGCGCGCGCGGCGGCTCGCCCACGGCGTGGTCGTCGCGGTCACCGGGCACGGCCCCGTTGCACTGCAGGGCCGCCTCGAAGACCAGATGACGTTGACCGGCATCAAGGACGCGGCGCTGCTGCGCGCACAGGCCGGAGACCTGACGACGCTCACCCGCTTCCGCGACCGCGACAATACCGACCACAATCTCGCGCCGATGCAGGTGATCGAGATGTGGCAGCTCGGCGCGGGATGGGCCTCGGCCGTCTATGCCGCGAGCTGGGAGATCAAGGACATGGACCCGCCACCGGAGGACTTCACCGATGACAGCCTTTGGCCGCCTCTTTCTTGACGCGCTGCGCTCTCCCTCGTCGTTCGAGGGCCAGCCGTGGCGCTTCCTGCTCAACCAGTCGGGCCACATGCTGGCCGTGGGCCTGCTCGGGGCGCTGCTGCTGCCGTGGTGGCTGGTGCTGGGGGCCTATGCCGCCTGGGAGGCCGTGCAGTACCTGCGCTTCCAGGCCGACATCTGGGACGCGGCCGAGGACCTCGCCTTCGTGACATGCGGCGTGCTCGCCGCCAGCGGTTTCCCCGCCGCGCTGGCCCCCGCGGCCCTATTCCTCGCCGCTGGCACCCTCAGACGGCAGTAG